TCCACGGCGCGTGTCAGAGCGGAATAGAAAACGGGTGCGTAGGCGGTTTCCGTTTCACGCAACAGCGGCAACTGATCGCCGCGCGTGACGATCTCGCCGGACTCCACGGGAGGGGCTTCGGCCATCTTCTTCTGGCGCTCGATCTCGCGGTCCTTGATGGCTTGAGCGGTGTCGCTCTTGCCACCGAACATATCGGCTGTCTGTCCTGGTACAGCCGGAGTGCCGGTTTTCGCTTCCGGTGAGACTTTCGGCGCTTTGGATGTAGCGCCGGCTTTCTTTTTCTGGAGGTCAGGATAATCGGCTAATACTTCATCCGGAACATCCTCGCCGTTCTTCAACGCTTGCTCAACGATAAATCTATGCGGATCGCTTGCAGCTGAGAGTGGTATCGAAGTTACAATTGGGCGCTTTTTCTCTTGGCCTGTATAGGCGTGCTTGGAACCAGATGGACGTTCTGAATCCTTCCACTCCGTGCCAAGATCGCTTTTATAGGCTACATCAATACGCGGCTCTGTGCGTTTCGGTGCCGTCCCATCGCCTCGTTCCCCCTCTGCAAACTGACGCGCTTCTTCGGGCTGATCCGTGAACCAATAAGACGGTTTAGATTCATCGGTTGCGGCATTTACACCCTGATATGCCGCTTCTTTCTCAAATTCGGATCGCGTCATCTGTGACGGATTCTTTCGTCCAGGTTTAGTGGCTGACTCAATCTCCGCTTCCGTTTCCATGCCGGCATTGTCGAATCCCGGCCAGTTGCGCACGGACAAGTAGAGCGATTTGAGGTATGGCTGGATGGCCTCGCCGATGTCCGCGATCATGGCCTTTGAGAAGTCGGCAAACTTGCGCGCTCCGGCCTCAACGTGATACCCGGCGAGCGTGATGGCGTCCTGCATCAGCTCGGGGTCCAGGCCGGCGTTGAGTTGGTTCAGTTTCTTCTTGAGGCGTTCGCGGGCTTTGGCGGCGGCGTCCTCGGTGAAAACCGTGTTCTTCTTTCCGTATCCGGTTGGCTGATCTTGTTTGTTTTCCGATGTCTTGTTGAGCTCGTCCAGGATCACGGTCAGCTCGGCACGCGCCTGCTCCACGGTCCTTTCCTTGGGAACGGAGTTTTTTATCTCCGTGGCGCGACGATTGATTTCAGGGCTGGAATTGTCGTTGTCGAAGATTTTGTTTTCGAGCGCAGTGAGTTCGCGCTTTGACTTCGGGGTGAGTTTTTCTGCGGTAGTTATTTCGACGGCAGGCTTGGCTGCTGGTTGCTGCGCGGCTTTTTCAATAGCAGCAGATGCGGCGGCGGATCGGTCCGCCTCTTTCTTTAATGCAGCGAGAACGTCTGTATATTTAGGCGAGGATGGAGACACCCCAGGTTTAGCCTCTGCTGAACGACGTGCCGCCCGTCGTGCGCGAGCTACTAAGACTTCGGCTATATCAGGACGTCCATTATTGCGCGCCCATGCGGTAGCCTTTTCCCATGCGTCGTAATCTATTGCTGGGCTAGATGCCGCTGTTAATGCTTGCTCTAGTTCGGAAGCGCCAGAGTATGTGTTATCACCCTTTGCACGTCGCTCATCTGCAAGGGCGTTTTTCTCGTCCACCAACCGATCTATGACAGCCTCAAGGTTATCCTCTCCGATCTTGGTCACGCGGTCGCCGACTTTGATTCCAGAAACAGAAACCCCCGCTTTCGCGGGGGTCGCCGTCCCGGCGCTCGCAGTCCGGGATCTTGCTGGTTGTTCGGTTACTGGCGGGGCGACTGCTTCGGTTTTGGCTTGCTGGCCCACCTGTGCAGGCGCCGTGAGATCTCCACGGCGCGGCGCGCGCGCTGCGGAAGCTTGGGCTTTTGTTTCGGTTCCATGGCGCTCGATCTCCTTCCGTACCAACGCCTCGAAGGCGTCGTCGTCGATGTCCGGGTTGCGCTCGGCCAGGCTCTCCAGCATGTCGTCGAACGCCTCACTGCCCATTTTGTTGCGGCCTACGGCATAGAGGGCGATCAAATCTTTGGTCGGCTGGTCAGCCTTATTATACCCCGACAGCTTGGTATCGCCGATGGTGTCCATGCGCTCGTCCAGCGAAATGCCGCCACTTCTGATAACGGCATCCAGCAGGGTCGGTACGCGCTTGGCGGGCTTTTCCTTGGCTGGTTTCGTGGTTTCGAGGGCTGTCTTGGCGGGTGTGGCCGGGGCGGTTTCCTTGACGGGCGGCTCGTACATGCGGGAACCGACCTCGGCCAGCTTCTGCCCGTAGGTGGGTTGCAGGGTTTCCGCGCGGCTCGCGCCCTTTCCGAGCAGGGGCGTGCCCTGGACGGTGCCAACGTCCTCCGGGGTGATCGGCAGCGCCTCCGCGCCGCTGGCGCGGCCTCCGAGCGGGGTCAGTCCCTGTGCGGCAATATCGGCAGCGCGGGTCAGGGGGCCGGAAGTCTGGGAAGTGGTAACAGGCTGGGAAACCGTGGGAATCGTTGGGATAGCCGCCTCGGCTGGCGCCTGGCCCAAGACCTCGGCGGCCGGGATGTCGCCGGTCGGCGTGGCCTCGATCGCAGGGGCTTCGCCCGTGGCGGTCGGTTCCGCCGCCGTTTTCTGGATTGCCGACGTGGACGACAGAGCGCTGCCCGCCGTGACCGGCAGAATGGTGCCGGCAACGACCGCGAGGCGGCGCTGCATCTTTTCTTCCGGGGTGATGATCTTGCCGGTCTGCTCCAGCGCCCGCATGGTGCTTTCTTCCTGCGCCAGTTCGGTCGGGATTTCCTTGGTGAGATCCTTGGCCCATTCCTTGCCGACGTACTTGACGCCTTCCTTGGACAACAGGCGGCGCACCAGCGCCTTGCCGACCATGGCGCGCGCGACCTGGCTGCCCGGCGTGAGCGCATCGAGTGCGGCATTGAACGCGCCGTGTTCCCCGGCGAGCCGGTTCAGCTTGACCCACTCGGCATCGGGGATGTTGTCCTCGCCCTTGTACTTGCCGACAAGGAACTCCTTGCCCTCCTGGAAGATGTCGCCCTTCTCCAGCACGAACGACGTGCCGCCCGCAGTGGCATAAGGCGTGACGCCAAGGCGCGCGCCGAACGCGCCGCCCGCGAGCGAAACCACGAAATTGGGGGATTGTTTCGCGCCTTCGACAAAGAGCGTTTCGACGGGACGCTCTTGCAGGCGCTGTTCGATGGGGGTTTGATCGTGATAGGTGTCAGCGTACAGCTCGGACGTGGTGGCGGCATGACCGGCCTCTTGCAGGGCTTTGCCGGCGGGGATTTGCACCGACTTGGCCACGGCGCGCGCCATGGGATCATTTACCTGACCGGTGAGGCGCAGGTAATCCTGCTGCTCGGCCATCTTGTTGCGCAGGGACCGCTCCGTGAGCCACTGCGCCACGGACCCGCGCTCGACCTCGGCGGTGATTTCCGGCTCGGTCGGCGCCGGGGCCGGCACCACCGTACTGCGCGGACGGAAACCGCGCCCGGCCACGGAGGCGCGGGAGAGTTTCAGGCCATGCTCCGCCACAGTGCGGCGTGCAGATTGCACGTCCTCCTCGGTCAACGGCTGTTCATGCAGGGTTTCGCGCCCGGACGCCTCCATGCCGGCGCCGATGGCCTCGGCCGCCGCGCCGGAGCCCTTGCCAAACGCTTTCCCGACGCTGGTGAGCGATTCCCCTAGTTTTTTCAGCGCGGTCGGCTTGGTGTCGTCATCGAACTGCGCGCGCGCCATCTCGAGGTCGGCGGTGTCCACCTGCGGCGCCACGACTTCCTCGAAATACTGATTGCGCGCGGATTCCTTGTCGTCGTCTGACAGCGCCTGATACGCGGGATCGCGTTCTACGTCAGCCCAGGGCTTCGCCATTACTGGCTCCAGAGCGTGCGGAAGTTTTTGGTTCCCTCATTCCCGGCTGGCGCGTCGCCGGTCGCGGTCTTGGGCAGTTTGCCCAGCGCCTTCTCGCGCTCGGCCTGATCGGCGGCCTTCTGCGCCGCCGGCAGTTCTTCCATGGTCTTGAGATTTTCCTGATAGAGAACGTAGGAACGCATGGCCACGTCCTTGTTCTTCTCGTCCATCGACCACTGGCCCATGGAATCGAGCTTGCCGCCGAAGCGTTCGCGCAGGACGTTCAGGCCGTCCTTCTGCGTGAGCGCGCCCTTTTCGTCCTTGGATTTCTTGCCAGCCGCAGTTTCGGCGGCTTTTGCCTTCACCATATCAGCCTGCTCGGTGGCGATGTTGTGCCGCTTCGTTTCCGCCTGCTCCCCGCCCTTGAAGGCGGCGGTCATGATCTTGTCCATGGACATGAGTTGGATGCGCGCCTGCGCGGTGTTGAGTGTCGAGAGCGAGCCGTCGGCGTTCTTGTAGGTGATGAGCTTGGTCGGGATCTGCGTGCCCTGGAAGTTGTACACCCCGTCCTTGGCGCTCACCAGTTCCTTTTTGACCTTGCCGGCGGAGTTGAACGCGGTGAAGCCTTCCTCCACGCTGCCGGCGTCCATGAGATTCAGGGCGTTGACAAACCCTTCCTGCTGCAAGCTCTTGATGCCGTTGTACAGGTTGATAAGCCCGGCCCCGTCGGTCTTGCCATGGCGCGCGTCGATCATGGCGCGGCGCATGGTGAAGTCCGCGAAGTCGTTGAAGCCAGGCGCCTGCTTAGGCGCTGCTGTGGGTGCCGCGATTCCGGCGGCGGGCGCGGTGGCGGCGGGCGCGGTGGCATCAGCGGCGGGAGGCGTCAGGCCGTTGGCCACGGGATTCGCCGGTTGCTCGGCATTGAAATACTGCATCACGGGATGCTTGGACGCGAGGTCCGCCACTTCGGCCTTGTAGCGGTCGGATTCCTCGCGGTCCTTTTTTTCCCACTCGAACTTGGTCTTGCGGCGTTCTTCTTCCGCGTCCTCCTGCCGGATGCGTTTCAGGCCACCGCCGACGATGAGGCCGGTACGCAGTCCTTCGCCCAGGCCCGAGGCAAACCCGCCGATCTTGCTCATGTGCGCGCCCCCATGTTCTTCTCGATGCGATCCACCTGTTTTGACAGCCCTTGCAGGGCCAGCATGTTGACGCCGATGGCGTCTACAAGGTTGATGGTCTTGCCGTCGCCCACGCCGAAGGTATCCTTGAAGTCCTCGGCATACGCGCCGATATGCGTCTTTTCATCGGCGACACCGGGCTTGTAATCCCACTTCTCGACCGGCAGTTTCTTGAGCCCTTTCAGCACGATCTCCGAGTCCACCTTCTCCATGTTGTGCTTGAGCTTCTTGCTGCTCAACGCCGCGTAAGCACCTATGCCGGATATGCCGGAACCGACCAGGCTTCCGATGCCGCCCCACTTCGCCGCATCGGCCTGCTGTTGCGCGTTGTAGCCGGACATCATGGCGCCGAACTGGCCCAAGTACAGGTTGCCGGAGGCACTGTTGGCGCCGACCGCCGTGTTGTAGCCGGTGAGCTGCTGCGCCGCGTTCTGGTTGGCCATGGCGTTGGGAGCCCCGGCGTTGCCCGCCGCGGCGTTGCCGGCGTTGAGCGCGATACCGGCGCTGGTGGCTTGGTTGCTCGGGAGGTTGCGACCCATGTTGGCCACGTCCGCGCGCTTGGCCCAGCCGAGGTTCCTGGCGTTCTCGCGCGCGTTATTCATCGCCTGCGCGCGCGAGGCAGCTTCCATGACGCGGGAACTGGTGTCCGCCGAGAGATACGCCCCGGACGCCGGATTAACGCCGACACGCTGGAGATCCCGCTGCTGCGCCGCGCGCGCGCCCTCGAACGACGTGGCTATGTCCACGCCGGCTTGGCTCGCCATCCGCTCCTGGTCTGTAGCGCCACCAGCCTGCGCCGCTTCCTCCGCCATGGCTTGCTCGATCGGGCGGAACGTGCCCTTCATGTAGTCGGCGTAGTCCTTCGACAGCGCCGCGCTCTGCTCACCGATGTCGAGCTGCTGCGTCACCACCTTGTCGATCAGCTCGGCGTATTTCTCGTAGCGCGGCTTGGATTCCTCGTACACCTGCTTGCTGAACGCCAGCGCCTCGCGGCCGATTTCGGCATTTTGCTCGGCGGCGCGGCCGATGGCCGGGTCAGGCGCCGGCGGATCGGGTGAGTCGCTGCAATAGCAAAACGACTTGCCCAGCCGCGCCTCGAATTTACGCAGGGCTCTGTTCTGGATTTTCATGCTTGGTCTCGGCCGTTCTCGGAAATACTTTAGTGAATTGCATCGCGGAGGGAACGTACCCCATGCTCTCCCACAACTTCGATACGCGATTGCCCAGCTTGACGGATATCCTGATCTCGACGACGCCCATCTGCTGCGTCAGATATTTCTCAACGAACTCGAAGAACCTTCTGGCGACACCCGGTCCGCGCGCCATGCGCATGAGGAACAGCGTGTCCTCATTGGCGATGTATTCATCGGCGCGCAGATCCGCTACCGGCAGCTGCGTGTGCATGGACTTCTGCACGTACACGCCGCAATTCCCTACCATCATGTTGTCCGCATCCGATCGCGCGGTGAACAGATGGTAGTATTGGATGCGCTCGTAGTTGAGATAACGGGTGTAGTCGGGATTGAGCGGCAAGCCGTGGCGGTAGCCCTCGGTTTCCTCCCAATGCAGGCGATGGAGGATTTTCAATTCCTCCAGGCAATTCGCCATGAGTTCCTTCTGGAAAATAATCATGTTTGCAGGCGATCCAGTAACTCGTTGACCTTGTTGATAATGTCAGCCGTGGTTGCGGTCGAGGCGAGTTTGGCTATTTTCGGCACATTGGGACGCCGGCCAGTGATGATCTCCAGCGTTTCCTTTACCGCCGCATCGAAGTCTGGTTCATGCGGCCCCGGTATAGATGGCTTCTTCGGCTCGGCCATCAGGCTTCTCGCAGCGCGCTCATGGAAGAACCGACGACCACGCCGCGCACGCGCACGTTGCCGGATAGCTTCACGGCCACGTTGTCCTTCTTGTATCCGCCGGGAAGCCGAAACGCCTTGTTGTTGATAACCTGCTTAGAAAATTGCACTTCATCATCAGCGTACAGCGTGAACTGGATCGTGTCGTAAGTCAGCGGTGGCAATGCCTCGATTTCGCTGTTGCCGACAGGATGCTTGTTGAGCGGTGCCGCACCCAGCGCGCCGTCCACGATGCGCCGGGAACCGGTGAACGTGAGCGACGGCGAGCCCGTGGCCGTGGCATTAGCCGTCAGCGTGATCTGCGATGAGCTGTCCACCTTCTTGATCTTGGTATTGGCCGGGATGCCTGTACCGGTCACTGACATCCAGCGTCGAAGGTCGGAGGTCTTGGCAAAGCCCGTAACCACGGCGCTGGTGTTCACGGTCGATCCCGTGCGCACGATATTGTCCGATCCGATAATGGCCTTGTTAGCCAAAACCACAGCATCGCGCACGGCCTGGAGCGCGGCGCTTTCGGCGGCAGACAGCGTGAAGTCAGCGTCCACCTTGGCCGCCGCCATGTTCACCGGCGGCTGGAACAGAAATTCCTTGCTGAACCACTCGAACAGCAGCTTTGATCCGGCATCACCATCCCACTGGCGAATCTCGCCGTCCTGCACCACATACAGGTATCCAGACAGGGGATCGCTATAGAGCGCCGTGATGGCGACATTGGCCTCGATGACCTGCGCCGCCTCACCTTTGTCAAGGATCAGAATCTTCTGACCGCCGGTATCGACATCGGTATACGCGCCGTAATAGCGGCTGTTGTGATAGGTGGCGAACAGGCTGGACGGTGTGAGCTTGGGCCATCCGCCGACGTCATTCTCGGGCTTGTATAAGTCCTTGGTGACGATCTGCGTGATGCCGGGTCCGATCACGGCCAGCCCCTGTTGCGTGGGATACAGCACGCCGCCGCTGATGCCGGCGGTCCCACGTTTTGACACGCACGGCCATTTTTCCTCGATAGTGCTCTGAGATATCGAGGACGGATGGTTGCCGGTGAACAGATACGGCTTGCTCTTGGTCGTGACCATGAGCGAGGTTCCCGATCCCGAGGCCGACACACCTTCGAAGATCATGGCCTGCTGATACGCCGTCGGCCAGGCATACGGCACATACGGCTCGCAGAAGCATACGATGTTGCCGGAGATCCCGGCCATCATGCCGTTGGCCATGTCTGTCAGGCTGTGCAGGTCGGCTGGCGGCATTTCCCAACCGAGCGTCTTGAGCGTGCCATGCTTGACCACCACGGAATTGGCCGTGTTGTCCGCGTAAGTCGTATTGGCCACCGGGATCTCGTCCACGAAAAAGTAATCCACCGCGCTCGCACTGGTGACGGTGCGGTAGATGCGTTTGACCATGCCGGTCGTGTTGTGCGGCGCAATGCGGCTGAGAGTGCCGCCAGCCACGAACGCCCCAGGATTAGAGGCGAGCGCATAACTTACCGTCGTCGCCGTCAGCGCCGTAATCGCGGCCAGCGCCGTGTTATAGCCAGCCGGGTTCATGCCGGTAACGCCGATTTCCTCCTTCACCCGCAACCCGCGCGTCGAGGCCACGGTGAGCGTGGCAATGCCACCGGCCCAGCTCGCGTTCGTGACCGTGAAGGTATTGAGCGGTGCCGTTTCCAGCGCCGACAAATCCCAGCTGGTCGCATCCGATGGTGCCGTATGCTCGCCAGCCGGGCTTGGCGCCGACTCCTCGCCGTATGGCGTGACGAAGGTGTACACGTACTGACGGGTTTCATTGGCCGCCGCCCCGCCGGTATGCCCGACCGTCGGTGCCGTAGTAGGCTTGGTCACGCCCAGGACAAAGAAATTCTTGGGGTAGTCGTTACCGCCGCCGCTGATGGCGTCGGCCAGCGTTGTCATGCGCGGCTCACCGTCGCCGGTGTAATAAGTCCGTTGCAAAATGTCGCCGGCCACAGGCCCGTTCTTGACGTTGACGTCGCGGTTCCACGACAGCCAGTATTCCGCACCGGCCGCATCCACCATTCGGTAAATACTCTTAAGCGGGCCGGTCTTGTTCGGTCGCGTGACAACCAGAGGATTCTTGAGCGGGACTATATCGCCATCCAGCAGCAGACAATTCACCGCCACCTGCGCCTGGCCTGGACTCAACAGGCGCGCATCCAGCCGCGGGATCATGCCGGCGAAGGCTTGGATACGGAAGGCTGGCATTTAGTTGTACCAAACAGCAATCTGTACATGGTCAAGATAATATGTTCCAGACGTGACCTGCATACCGCACATAACTCCGAATGTGCTAGCGTTTATTTCGTCAACCGTCCATGTTGTTCCCCACATATCAGTCGTGCCTGTCCCGATTTCCTCTACCGCATCGGTTGTGTCGGGCGTGGCTGCGCCAGAATACACATTTCCCGCAAGGTTTATTCCGTCCTTCGTAAGGAAGAATCCGGCGGCTCCCACGATCGAACCGACGTCTTTGTGTCTTTCATGACGTACCTTGATACCGACAATCGTTGCGCCAGCAGGAATTTTCTTGGCTAGGTTCGTCAGTGCCAATGATTTTCCGTTTCCAGTCTGCGTGGCCCAAGCATCGTCAGACAATAAAGCATTGTTTGGCGTTCCCCAATCATTTCCCGATCCAAGGTTCGCGGCGCTTTTAAGATCAATCCATTCTCCGCTTTGGGCATACCCTCCAGCGCCAGACATCATGATCCCGTAGCCGAACATTTAAGCGTCGTTCACGGCATCGGTGGTAAAGAATATTTTGATGCCGATCAGACGGGCATCGCCATCGTAGGTATCGGCTCCATTATTAGCATCGCGTCCGACGCGGAACGCGCACAGTTCTCCGGCAGCAGGTGTGCCACCAATAGTTACCGCGCCTGACTCTGTAGATACCGCCAAATCATTTGCCACGTTTGAGGCAACATCCATATTGGTTACGGCTGTTCCGTATGTCGCCCCCATTGACTCGTCATCAGCGATCGAAACGGCCTCTAAAGTCCAAGCGACTATCCCGCTGGTCTGGTTGCCGGTCCAGAACACCTGATACGTGATTGTTCCCTCATTCCATGATTTAGGCATGGCAATCTGGAACTGAGCAAATTCGTCGGTGGCCTTGTCAAAATCAATTACTTGAAGGTCAGGTTTTCCGGCGGTTGTTTCGACGATTTGCAAGAAACTACAGCCGTTGGAAACTGTCGGCTGCATGGCAGCCGCCGGAATCCAGATGGTTTCCTTGCCGACCTGCTTGCGTTCGTTGGCCAACTCATCAATCGCGGCCTCAACATCGGTGGCCGCCATGCCTGTACCGCCACCGGCGTAACTGATGGCACTGGCATCATGCGCGTCTGTGGCATCGGCAATATGATTATCAAGGTTGTTTTGCGCTGATGCCCCTGCCGCCTCACCTGCGGCAATCGCATCTTCCAGCGCCTTGGCATTGGGGCGAATCTCGACCACATCACCGACCGCCCAGGTTCGCGCTGTGGTCCCGTCCAACCCGCGGTTGACGCCGGAATCCGCCGTGCCGTCAGTTTCAAGATTGTTGGAACCGGCCACATGACGCACGATCTTGACGATCTCTAAGTTGTGATCCTTGTCCTCCAGCGTCAGGTAGAAATAATCCGCGCCGATGGCGGCGATTACCGGAAACTTACCATCGTCGGCGGCGTCGATCAGGATATCGGTCGAAATCGTCGTGAGGCTTCCCGTGAGGACCGATACGGCGTCGTTTTTGAACTTGATCATAGGATAAATCCTCTTTCCTGATCGCCGTTACTAAAATGATTGTTCTTTTTAAGATTCACTTCGGCTGGAATGACTTGAAGATTATGCTCGACATGCAGACCACAGACCCGTGGATGTTTAAGCGGAATTATGTGATCAACGTGATAAGGAATGCCGGTGGACTCGGTTAGTTGACGTGCTCGCGTGTATATTGCTCCGATAGATTGCTCGCACGCCCAAATAGGCATTGCCTGAATTTTTTTGGCTTCGCGCGCTCGTTGATATGCGCATCTCTTGTCAAGATGCTTGGCTCGATATTTGCGAAGATTCCCATAATATCTCGTGCCGTTTTTAGAACGCCATGAATGCACCAGGTTATGCATGCGCTCTTTATTCCTTTCTCTCCAAGATTTACCCATGGCAAGAAGTCTGTCTTTGTTTTTCAGATATCTTGTTCTATGCCACTGTTTCAATCGTTCTTTATTTTTCTCCATGTATGCTTTTTTGCATTCCCTGCACCATCTTGAGCGACCGTCTTTGCACGATTTCTCAATACAAAACTCTTTAATATCTTTATGTGCTTTGCATTTGGAACATTGTTTGATATCGCCTGATATCGCGCCCATTTAATCGTTCTCTCCGATGCAGCCTTGTTGGATGGCGGCAATCTCTTTGACGCGGCGCCAGCCTGCGCGCGCCCAGGCGTCGTAGTCCTCGCTGGCGTCGATCAGGTCGGCCTCAGTGGCTTGGGGCAACATCACCACGCTCGGCGCTGGCTGGACGGTCAGGTAGTGTTCCGGGACCGGCGGGCAGAGCTTCACCACTTCCTCCGAACTCACGACGGGCGCGTGCCCACACGCCGTTGAAATAAGTCCGCAGAGCAGCACTAAGGCGGTTCGCATAGCCTTCTAACCTCCGTACCTCGTCCAGCAGTTTGCGGTTTTCGGCTTCCTCCGCCGCGCGGCGCTTCTCCTCCTCGGCCAGCAACACATCCACCATGTCGCGCTGGTTCTTGAGCAACCGGGCCATCTTGACCGCATGGGCCGTCTGCTGTGCCTGCGCATCGAGCTTGAGACTGGAGACTTCCTGCGACAGGAAGTAGATCTTGAGGCCGGACGCACCGAGCGCGAGTAGCAGCCCGAAGATGACCACGGCCACGGCGTACATGACATAGGGCTTGAGAAAGCCGGGAATCATACAGGCGGTGAATCGCGGTAGGCTTCCGCGCACTTGGCGATGCCTTCCTTCAGCGCGTAGGCGCTCACCATCCCAAGCGCCCCCGTGACCCACTCAGAGCCGGTGATTTTTCCCAGCACCAGCATCAGCGTGGCCACCAGAAACGCGAACAGGACGATCTGGAAGGTGGAGCTTTTTGTGCCGCGATAATCCAGATTTTTCATAGTCGGACCTCTCCAGCCACATGAGGCGGAATCTCAGTTGGTATCGGACGCGCAGTATTGGCAGCAGGCGTTCGGCGTAAGCCGCATCGATCCGAACGTCGCCGCGACGGTTAATGCGAGACACCTTAATGGCCTTGCGTCGAATCAGACTGGAAATATAACCGCGCTTGCAAGGAACAAGCCTCACCAACTCATTCAACGTCAATGTTCTTGACGCAGCCTTCCGTGTTTTATGGCCGCACGATTTCATGGTGCGGCAGGTCGATCAGGCTGTGATCGTTGAAACGCTGGTCGTTGTTCCAGTCGCAGCCGGAGCGGATGATGTACCGGCCCTTGCCCCAGCCGACGCCGCGCACGAAGGCCGAGAACGCATACCACCGCTTGATGTTCTCCAGGATCGCGCGGAACGCCACCCAATCGCCGCGCTGCGCCGCGATCAGCAATTCCTTGTCCGTGCGCCAGTCAATGCCGCCTTTGGGAACATCCGGGTAATACGGGCCGGCGTCCACCGCGTCCGACGGAAATACGTTGTGCTTGCTCTCGCCGAACTTCTTGGTGCTGGTGCCGTTGGCCAGGGCTTCGTTTTGCGCTGCCTCGCCGCGATACCCGCAAAACAGGGTGTGATCCCACCGCTCCAGCACAAGATTCATGGTTTCCTGCAACTCCGGGCAGAGCGTGTCGTGATGCGCCTGGGAGGCAGGAGAATACCTGTAGGTCATGGTGCGGGCTGCGCTGATTTTATGGTGGGATCGGTATCGCTCGCGCGCAACGACTTGTGGTTAACCGAGAGCCAGCCGATCCAGATCAGCGTACCCAGGCCACCCAAGGCGCTGATAACCAGAAATACCAGAACGTTCTTTTTCACCGACACCCACATTTTCTGCTTGCGTTTCTCCTTCTGACGCAGGAACTCGATGAACGCATGGTCGGCGGCGTGTTTATCCGCCTCGATGCGGTTGCGCTCATCCAGCACGGCGTTGACCGTTTCCCGTATCAGCAACCGCATTTCTTCTGGCTGCATCCCTCAATCTCCCCGAGACTTTGAGGTTACGTCGTCAGAATTGCGCCCCGACCACGAACATATCTCGCGGCGGATTCTTGGTCGTGTCGGCGTTGTGGTTGCAGATGCGCCGGCAGTTTGAATCATGGCTCCAGCCGGTGAAGATGTTTTTCGTCACATTCACCACGGCAAGCAGGTGGACATTCAAGTGCTGCCCTTCTCCACGGAGTCGATCCTGGGCGTACATCGGCCCGATGCCGAGTGTGAGCGGCAGGCCGGAAAGCGGTTTCCATTTGTAGTCCACGCCGACGAACACGTTGTCGGGATCTGCGCCTTCATAGGTGCGTGTGACGTACCAGCCGAGCGCCTGATTGCCGACGTTGAGATCGGCGAACAGTGTCACCGACTGCCCGCCATCCGGGTTCAGGTGCTTGCCGGTCATGATTCCCATGCCGGCGGAGGCAGTCATTGTCATCAGCAGCATCAGGGCGGCAATCAGGGTATGGATAACGTGTTTCATGCAGCGATCTCCTTGGTTGTTAAAAGAAATGCGCCACGTTGCGCAGTGGCGCGCGCGCGTAACCTTTCTGGACTTTGTGGCGGACGCTGGACGCTTTGTCGTCGAACATCTCCTTGTGGACGGCGGCCAGCGCGGCATCGGTGTAGGGCTTCTTCGGACTCAGCATCAGGCGGTAGAGCGCGCCAGAGGCGATGGCCTCGCGGTATTCCTCGTACATGCGGGATTCGATATCGGCCGCATCGAACTTAGGCTTGAGACAAACGCGCATCTTGAGGCCGCCCGTGATACTGGCCACGGGAACCGGCACCAGAAGCAGATTGCGCTCGTCCTCCTGCGTGTGATATTCCGGCGTGCCCGGAAATGTCCGCCAGCTCTTGTACATCTTGTCGAGTTGGTCAGGGCTGCGCGGGTAGATGGGCTCGCCGTCATGCTCGGCGTACAGCACCTTGACGACCACGGCGTTTGAAGGCGGCGCGAACGGATATTCGATCTGAGTGGCCACCACGTCCTGCGCCGCCGGGTTATAGATCCACGCCCAGGACAGTTCGCAAAACTCGATGGCGGCCTTGCGGATGGCGTCCAGTGCCATCGCCTGCGCGCAGCCCGGCACCCATGGCAGCACGTCGTCGTACCATTGCGTGAAGGCGGTGGCCATCAGATCTGCCCGTTCGCCAACTGGAAGAACAGCGCCGCGCGCTCGGAAATCACATGCTCGTCGTCATGCGATTCTGCCCGGGCCACGACATAATCCACCACGGCCGGGACATACTCCGCCGGCAAGGGGAAGGCCGCGTCGATCGCCAACTTCTCCGGCAAGGCCGAGAACAGACCGATGAACAGGTCCGGGCGCTTGTTGCGCAGCAGCAGGATACCGTCGTTGGCGTAGCCCAGCAGGTCGTTGAACGCGGCCGTGTCGTTGTCGCTGAAACGGTCCTTGTCCGTGTCGTTCAGGGGCTTGCGCGCCTTATCGACGACCTCCTGCATGGTGAAGGCCATTAGCCCGCGCTACCCTCGCTGCCAGCCGGTGTCTTGTGGTGCGCGAGGATGGCCGCTACCAGCTTTTCCTTGCCGGCGTTGTGGTGCGGCTTCTTGCCGGTCAGCTTCTCGAAGTGATCGGCCAGGGCATCGCGCTCCATGGCGTTCAGCTGCTCCTCGGTGAGCGGCTTGTCGCCTTCGCCGCCGGTTCCCTCGTTACCGGGGCCGGTTTTTTCCGGTCCGGTGATAGGCGGCGGCGGGTTGTCTTTGTTCTGGTTTTCCGCGCCAGGCGTCGTCTGCGGCTTACGCGCGGCCTCTTCCTTCTCCAGCCGCGATTCCTCGGCGTTGTAAGGCCGGTAGCAGCCCTTGTGCCGCAGCAGCTGCTTGATGTGATCCTTCTCCTTCACGTCGGCCACATGGTCGCCCTGCTCGTTGGGCTGGAAGGCGATCTTGGTTCCGTCGCCCAGCGTGACGGGCGTTCCGGTGCGGCGTGGAATCAAACACTGAATCAGCATGTAGATGTCCTCCGTATGTTCAAGAAAAAACGCCGGGGTTTCCCCCGGCGTCGCTCACTCACTGCTTTCGATGAACTGAAAATTACCCGCCGTAGTGACCGGCGCGATACAGCAGCGTCAGGCCCACCTTGCCGCTGGTGGCGCCCGTCGCCGGGCCGGTCGAGACATGCACGCCCACGCGCCGCGAGCTGGACGTGGGTTTCACCCGCGACAGCACGTTGGTCGTGGGACGCGCCATGCCGCCCGCCTGGCCGATGTTGGACGACAGCAGCCAGCCGGCGCCACCGTCGTCCGAGGCCGCCGACAGGCCGTTGTCGGTAGCGTTGATAATGCCCACGTCCAGGACGATGGCCGGGGCGCCGTTGGTGTCGAGGTCGTCGGCATCCACCATGAAATCCACCGGCACATGGTCCACCGGAAGATCGCCCATGTAGATGACATCGTTGAGCGCCAGCGCCGCCGCCAGTGAATACTCCATGCGCACGGCCACGATCTCCGAGCCCTGCGCCACCGGCATGGGCTTGATGCCCTTGGCGTAATCAGTTTTCAGTAAAGCCATATTGAAGTCCTCCGAACGAGAATCAGGTAAGGAATCCGGGCGACGTCATGCCGCCCGGATCGGTTGGGTAGGTCAGGATTAGCCCGGATCGGCCGCCGCAGAATCCACGGCGATGATGCCGAAGTCGTAGGCCGTGCCGTCGATGGAGAAGCGGCACTTCTTCACGCCGAAGATGGTGGACGTGGAGATCACGACCTGGTTGCCGTTGTCGCGGGTTTCCTCGTGCCAGTCGAAGCGCAGGCCCGTGCCCGGCGATCCGAAGGCGCACACCAGACCCTGCGTGCCCATAAACAGCGAACGGCTGGCCGCGACGTTGGCGCCGGCACCGTAGTCGGTGAACCGGATCACGCCCTTGTGCTCATGCAGGACGACGTTGTTGTGCATCCCGAGGCCGCCCTTGAAGATCGGGCTCTTGCGGCCTTCGGCGGTCGCCGCCGCCTTCTGGATGTCGAGCCACTGGCCCGCAGACGTGGACGTGCGCACGTTGTACGCATCCCACGGCGTCATGACCAGGACGTAATGCTCCTCGCCGTCGATCATGATGGGCTGGATCTGCGGGATGCCGGTCGTGCCGCCGCCCATCATCGTGGCTTTCGCCACCAGACGGTCGATGGTCGAGAGCGACATCTTGTCGTTGGCGTCCACGTTCGCCTTGGCCGTGGCATCGCCCGAGTACAGCAGGTGCTGGCTGTCGGGCGTCGCCAAGGCGTTGCTGGCAAAGCCGGTGTAGCTGGTCGGGAAGATGTAGTCGGCGTTGATACCGCGCGCGCCGGCCCCGTACATGAAGAAGATTTCGTCGAACACGCGGGACCAGTATTCGCCCTGACGCTTGCGCGCGATCTTGCGCAGGTCGTGCAGGGTGCGCTTGCGGGTCATGCGACCGCCGGTGTTGACGCCGGAACGCATCTGGTCGATGTACACGTTGTCCGTGTACAGCTTCAGATCTTCTTCCTTGCCTTCCAGGGTGTTGTCGCCCTCGACCGGCTGCATTTTGAGCTGCATCACGAGGTCATACGTGATCTGCTCGCCGGCGTCGTTCTCGAGATGCGGCAACATCTGGATCGGCATGGAGGCGTCCTCGCCCACGCCCATGAACTTCCGATTGAAGTACGACTTGCGCGCGGTATCCACCGCGAGGTAGCCCGAATACTTCTTGACGGCCTTCGGGTCGTTGAGGCCGATGACGGTTTTGGCCATAAGTGCTCCTTGTCGTTAAGGCAAGCACTCATGCGCTTGATGTGGTTGCCGGACTCATGCCCGGTATTGAAATCGCGGTTGCCCGCGAGTGTGATGCTCTAGGTGCCGGCGAACGCCGGCTTCTTGATACCCTGCGCGGCGAGGCTGGCAGGCCGCGCCTGTTTCTGGTGTTCGATTTTCACGGACTTGTCCGCCGCCACTTCGAGGCGCGCGCGCTGGCCGGACTTCTCTTTCAGCGTGACCTTCACGCGGCCCTCGTCAATGGAAACGGACTCGCCCACCTTGACATCAATCAGTAAGGCCATTTAGCCGGCTTTCAGATACCGTTCCTGTTGTTCCGGCGTCATGTTGGCCAAGGCTTGCTCGTACTCAATGCCGGTGAGCTTGTCGATCTTGTCGAACTCCGACTCGCTGGCCTCACTGGATTCGGCTGCCGGCAGGTTGCCGACGGTCTTGGGCACTTCCTTGAGATTCGGCGGCTGGCCGGCACGGCTTTTCCCTTTCTTGCCATCCACCGCCGGCTTGCCGTCCTTGCCCTGTTTTCCGTCCTTGCCGTCCTTGCCGTCGCCAGCATCCACTTCCTCCAAGCGAAAGCGTTTGCTCACCTGGCGGTGTGCCTCGTCAAGGAACCACTTGAGGCTCTTGCCGTCGTTGACCAGCTTGCCGGCGTCGTCCTTGGCGCTCGCCAAGCCCTTGACGGCGGCATCCAACGCGGCGTGCATCATCGGATCTTCGCGGTAGATGGCGTGCTCCTCTAAAAAACGGTCCTGCTCCCACTCCCACCGCTGTTGACCGGTGTTGGCATTGTTCTCGGCCACGAAGTCGGCGTTGGCCTTGCGCGTGCGCAACTCGATCTCCTGCGTCACCAGCTCGTCGCGCTTGGCCATGTACTCCGAGTGCTTCATGTCGCCGGCTTCAAACTGCTCGGCCAAGGCCGCCTTGGCGGTCGTGATCTCGTTGATCTTGGCGTCGAAGTCTGTCACTTCCTGCGCGGTCAAGCGCGGCGCGAAGTCCGTGGCGGAGGTTTCCTCGGCTTCCTCCTCTTTGGCGGCGGCTTTCGCGTCCGTGGCGCCGCCTTTGTCCTTGTCGTCGCCACCGTCCTCGTCGGATTCCTCGTCCTCGGCATCACCGTCCTCACCGTCGGCGGCTTCGTCGCCTTCGTCCTCGTCGGTGGTGTCGTCGCCCTCGGCGATTTCTTTCAGCTCGGCGGTGCTGTCCTCGTCGCCATCCTCGATCGCGGCGATTTCCTCCGGGCTCAGGCCAACCTTTTCGTCGTCAGTCAGTTTGCTCATGTTCAGTCTCCTGTTGAAAATAAAAAACCGCCATCAGGCGGTTCGGTTTCGGTTAAAGCGGTAAATCTTAATCTTCGATCTTTCCCTCGACGGGCCGGGTTGTGGTCATTGCAGACACCACGAGTGCAGATTGACGGTCAGGCATTAAACCTCCTTGTTGATTTCAATTGATCGTCCTTTTTCATGAATCAATACTGCCCGCTCGTTACCGCATCCCATGAAACCAGCTTGATCGGCGGCGTGTAGGTGAACGGCGAACCGTGCGCCATCGCGCCGGGGCCGAGCACCACCGGAGTCTTGTCCTGGCGCGCCTTGTAGTTCGGTTCCACCCAGCCGCCGTGCCATTTATTGAACTTGGAGTTTTCGGAGATATACAACCCTTTCTCCGGCCACGCATCAACGTGATGGTTGAACGTCGAATTGTTCAGATAGTTCCAGCGCATGCCCATGCCTTTCACATATGTCGCGCCGCCCTCGATCAGGAAGTGATTGGCAAATCCCGGATACTGGCCGGTTTGCAGCCGGATCGCGTACCAGTCGAAATCCGCGCCCAGGAACCAGCCGTCACCGTCGCCGAATGCGAAGCAGTCGCGGAACGCGCAGGCATAGGCGCGCTTCACGCGCAACGTATCCTCCTGCCCGCGCTTCGGCTGATAGAACTTTCCGCCTGGCGCGCTCTCATTGGCCGGTGCCGCCGCCGTGATGCCGCACCAGATACCGGTGCCGCCGGCCTTCGAGTAGGTCCAGACATCGTTCAGTATCGACTCGGCCGGGTTCTCGAACGAAATACAGCGTCCTTCGGCTTCCACGGTCAGGCCGGAAACTTTCGGGCGCATACCAGTCAGGTTGATAGGCTGGTTGCTGAAGCTCAGCCCCGCGCCCTGGCCTTCGATCACCACGTTGTCAGCAGTGCCGAACACCGCCAGCCAGTCGCGCAGCTCGCGGGTGCAATCCCCGGATGGAAGGATGAGCTTAGGCACCGTAGTTCACCCTATGCAAAATATTGTTAATCATCGCACCACGGGATGCGTTCCGCAGTCTGGTTGGCGGTATTGAAAAACTCGTTATAGACATAGGTGGCCAGTGAGATTTCCTGCATCGGTTTCGTCGCCGAGGCCATCGCCAGCACGTCAAGCCGGAAGCACCAGTTTTTAATCCGGCCCTTGCCCTTAGCCCATGTGATTTTATTGCCGTCAGTAACTACCGTCATAACCTTGATCGGTTGCAGTTGCGCCAACAGGGAAAACTCGTCCAGCTCGGCGGCCTGCGCCGGGAGCACCAGCGAGAGAATTACGAACGCGAATGTAATGTTGAATTTACGCACCGTAGTTCGCCAGAAAAGTGTCGCTCAAGGGTTTATGCCACACCTTTCGATTGCCGATGGCGCCGTAACAGGGGAATGTCCCGGCCGCACGGCGGCCGAAATAGATAGTCCCTGTTGTCGTGATGTCAGTGTCGTCCGTGACCAGCGGGGAGCCTTTCGTGCCGTTGACCCATACATCCATGCCAACGCCTTTTTGCAAGCGCCACGCGATTCGCAGTTTAGTACCAGCAACCAAAGTCAGACTGCCAACGCCGACACTGACGCCACCCGGTGTTCCCGCCGTGATTTTTTTTAGCCAGATTTTATTGTTGTTCGACAGCCAGCAGCGAAATTCATGGCTGCCAACTTGAGTGTAAAAAAGCGCCTGTTCCGCTGTCGGGCCGTTGATGATGTGCGGGGTGTATTCAAAATAGCCGCACATATTGTTCGGCTTGAACATATAGGGCGCTGGTATCGTGAAACTATGCAACGCCCGCGCACCATCCACGAAGGAAGTGTTGAACGCACCAGCTTCCAGTTGAATCCAGTCAAGATCGCCTGCCACGGTCAGATCGACCGTGCCAGCACCTGATAGGTTGAAGGTATTGGGCGAGCCTTCGGTCGCGGCAGCGAATCCGGTGCCAACGGCAGTGATGGCAACCGGCGTGATCGAGCCGCTACCCTGACAACTTAGCGTCCAGTCTCCAGTAGCCAGGCTGCCCGTGACTTGCGAAGCGGGCGCGTCGGGATCGGTTAAGACGTTCGTCGCCACGCCTTCGAGTAGGATGCCTTTGGTGTCATCGTCACGCTCGAAACCATAGGCGATTTTGTCAATATATACATTGTATTTCTGGTAGAGCGCCGCCGAAGCATCGGACGCGGCCTCAACTCCGTCGCCGTAAATCAGATAATCAACTTCACCGAGCGTAAAACTGGAAACCGCCAACAGATTCGTGCTGGCCGGAATGTCCGTACCGACCAATCCGATATAGCGCGGGTTAGCCGGGTCTTTCACATCGAACGCCGCGTGTCCGCGCTGGCCGTTGGCGATGTACACGAAGTGCCCGTGCTTTTTGATGCCGAGATTGGGGCGGTCCAGCAGATCGGACGCTGGATTGTCGGGATCGCGCAGCCAGGTGTCGTTGTCGGCGGCGTCGATGGCGGCATAGCCCAGCCAATCCGTCACCGAAGCCGGGGTGCTGACATCCACGGTGAGCAAGCCACGCAACGGCGAATCCCCCACACCGGCGGAAGTGTTGCCGCATACATAGGCGTAGTCGCCGTCCACCACGCACTCCCAGGGGCGCAGCGCTACCCCGGCGATAGTGGCGGGGCTGGGGCAACTGCCGACAATACTGGGAGAGGCCGGGGTGCTGCAATCTATTACTCGAAACGCCTGCGTCTCGTCATAATTACAGACGTAGGCGTAGTCGCCCTGCACAGCCAATCCTTGTGTCTCGAATCCGGTCTCAAGCGAGCCAGCAATGACCATGTTCGCCGGATCGCTGACATCCCACAGCCAGAAGCCTGACAACTGGCCCGCGACGGCGACGTAGTTTGTGCCGCCGATTACCATGAAAGCGCAATCCGTGTACAAGTCGCCGGTCACGCTCTCGGTAGCAATATGCACGATGTTTGCCGGGTCCTCGACGTTGTAGGAAAGCAGCCGCCCCGTGCCGGTACCATTGACGCCCGTGCGAGTCACGGCATATAGCCGTGTGCCGTCATCGCTGAGACAAATGCCCTGCATCCGGTCGGCGATCAATCCCACGCCGTTGTCCGCGCTGTAGGCGCGGATGTTGTCGAGCAGCGTCAGCGCCGCCGGGTCGGAGATGTCGAACGCGAACACACCGCCAAGATACCCGGCGGCATAGGCGACTTGATTGGCCTCATCAATCGCCCAATTCAAAAATGCCGTGCGCGGCGTCGGCGGAGCGGACAGCGTGTGCGAGCTCTGCCGAATCGTGCGCACCGTCGGCACTCCGCCCCAGATTCCCGGCTCGTTCGTCTTGACCGGGCGGTACTTGCCGTTGTGGTCCGGGGCTGTCGCCACCGAGGCGCGGGTGAACGTGCCGGCGTGGCCGCGGTCCACCATGCCGGGGGAGCGGAACATGCCGGCCTGAAAAGCCGGGCCGCCGTGCGGAAGGGTTTTTTTGAGCGCGAGCATCAGTAGAAATTTACCGCCAGCGTGGCCGTGGCCGCTTCCTGGAAGAACTCCAGCGTGTCGAGATTGCCGAATATCCGGCTCTCCCCGGCCAGCAGCTGGTGCCCTTCGGAAGCGGTCGGGGCCGTGCCATCGTCCTTCCACCGCACGTTCTGCCCCTGGGCCTGAATCAGCGCCATGGTCGCCTCCGCCGGAATGGCCGCACCCAGCGCCTCGGCCAGCGTCTTGGCGCTGGTGAACCCGGTGATGGCATAGAAGCCGAGCGAGGCTTTGCCCGTCGATACGTCCGTCGTCAGCACCGCGCCGCCGATGCTGATGGCGTTCCACGCCGCGCCATCGGACTCGTACAGGGAGCCGCCGATTTCCTGATAATGGGCACCAGGGTTCTCTACGGCGAATGCGACAGTGCGATTGGCGGCGGAACTGACAAAAACTTTCCGCTCGCCGTCGAAAAAGAAAGGCACGTTCACCATGGCTTACCCCTTCTCCGCCGTCGCCGTGCTGATCTTCTTCAGCTCCGCGAGCTGCTTCTTGGCCAGCGCCTTGACCGCGGCGTGGCGCTTGCCGTCCTTGCGGATCTCGCAGGCGCGGACCAGGGTGCGCAGGTCGTCCTCGGCCTGCCAGTTTTTGTCGATCGCGGGAACCGCGCTTATCATGGACTTCTTAGCCATTGGGTAAACCTCCGGGTGCTGGTGACGTCAGGTGCTGAATGGGTGCCGCGGCCGGTGTCGGCACGAGCGGCGGCTGGTTTTTGTCCTCGAAGCCGGCGGACTTGAGCAATTCATCGGCCACGGGGGCGACAGCAGGCGCAGCAGCCACGATGGCGCCGGCCTCGGTCGCGGACTTCATGGCGTCCACGCCCTTGCCGACGGTTTCAGCTTGCAGGCTGGAGGCGCCGGCCCTGAGCTTTTCGATCTCGGCGGCCAGCTTCTCGATCTGCAACAAGAGCTGCTGCTTGGCCAGTGCGCTCTGCTCCTTCATTTCGGCCTTGCGCTCCTCGTTGGCCTGCTGCTCCTCGGGCGAGAGCTTGGCATCCGGCGGCGTGAAGCCGTTGATCTGGCGGATGCGCGCCACAAACTCCTCGCGGTCCGGCAGGTCGTCGTTCATCTGGAACACCAAGTCGAGGAACTTGATGGCGATTTCCGGCTGCATCCGGCTCACCATGTCCACCAACGTCTCGAACATGGCCTGGCGCAGGGTGGCGCGGTAGTCCTGCTCGCTGATGACGTAATCCGCCTTGAACGCGGTGATGTCGTTCAAGACGCGATTCGTGGCCGGGTCCACCTTATTGATCGGCACGAACTCGAGCTTGCCGCGCGTGCCGACGATGCGCGCCACCTTCGGCATGGTGTAATACTGCTCGATCAGCGACAGGCGCTTGCTGCCGGCGACCTGCTTGGCGTAGCGGTAGTTGTCGAAGATCTCCGTCGTGGTCAGCGAGCCCTGATCCTGGAGCTTTTCCACGGCCTTGCCGGACAGCCCGCGCTTGTCGATGCCACGGTTCTGGTCGGTAATGCCGCCAGAGTTGTGGATGAAGTTGCGGTCGCGCTCCATCAACAGCAGGTGTTCTTCCGCGAGCTGCACGTCGCGCTCGATGTTTACTTCCGAGCCTTTCTTCTTAATCAGGAACGTGTCCGGTCTAGCGATTTCCTGGCGCGCCTCTTCCACGTCCTCGAAAGCGTCCTTGTCCGCGATCGTGCGGGTCGTGGACAGGATGAACAAGGCCTTGGAGTGGCGCTTGTTCAAGTCCTCCTGCGGGTCGCGCCAGCCGCGGATGACGCCATAAGGGGCGTTGTCGCGCGCGCGCCGGTAGCACCAGACCGGCGTGAGGGGAAACGAATTGTGGTTGTACGGGCTGCGCGCCATCATGATCGGGTCGCTCTCCGTCATGATGCAGACGTGCATCTGCATCTTGAAGCGGCGGTTGATCTCCGCGGTGCCGTCGGCCACCGCGGCCTTGTGGCTGTCGTTGGCCTCGTCGTACAGCTCGTCGTCGTAATCCCCGCCTTTCAGGGTTTTGATCGTGCTGGGCTTGTAGTACCAGCACTCAATGAGCTTGACGCGCTGGCGCCTGTTCTGCGTGAACAGGGCATCCGAAATGTACGACCGACGGCCGATGGGCTGGCCCATGGTGTCCAGGTGTTGCAGCTGGGTGCCCAAGTACCACATATCCTCGTCCTGCTCCGGGCCGAAGATCTCCGAGCCGACCGCCGCGCGCCGCAGTTCTTCCTTGCGGTCCGGGAAGAACTCCTCGGCGATGTCCAGATCCAGCCAGCGCCAGCGGAACAGGTAACGGGCGTCGCTCAGGTCGAGCTTGACAGAGTGGCTGTCGTACAGGACGTTGCGCCAGCTCTCGGCGCGGGTGTAGAGCAATTCGGCCTCGGGGTCGGTGTTGATGCCGTCCTCGATCCAGCCTACCCCGGCCTTGACCGCCTGCTTGAACGCAAACGACTCCTCGAATGGCGTCTTGTTCACGTCGGACAGGTACTTCAAGAGCTTGGTCTTGACCTCGGCGCTGTCGCGGTCGTCCTCCTCGCGCGGCAGCACCTTGGCGTCCATGCGCGCGCGCTTCTCCGTGCCGATGATCCAGTCCACGCCGGCCTTGATCTCGTTGAACACCAGCGCCGCCTGGCCGCGCTCCTGCAATTCCCGCGCGTCCTCCTCGGACCATTGCAGGTGGTCGTAGTAATCCTCGTCGATGGACATCTGGTAGCGGTTGAGCGACTGCTTCTCGCGCTCCTGCGTGTACCAGTTCATCAGGACGCGATGCTCGCGGCGCTTGTCCTCGGCATCCAGCGGATGCTCAGGCTTTTCGGCTTCCTCCGGCTCCTCGCCTTCGTAGCGCGTGAAGGCGTCGCGCGCCTTCTTGGTCTGGAAATTCTCGATCTCGGCCATCAGTGGAGCATGTCGGTCGTGACGTCGAAGTGGATGGGCCGGCTGTCTGCCCCGAGGATCTGGCCTTCGCCGATGACCTTGGGCTTTTCTTCCGGCTCCGGCTTCATCTTCACCAAATCCTCCAGGTTGTCGTTGATGGCACGCGCCACGTTGTACACGGTGAACGAATCCGTCCCGAGGCCCATGTATTCCGCCGCCGCGTATGCCTGCTGCGCGAGGTAGTTGTCGTCGGCGTACTTCCACGCCGCCGACAGGCAGATGATGAACCCGGCACGCTGCATCCGGGGGCGCATCGGGAACAACACCAGCGCCGGCTCCTTGTTGACGTACTGATAAGCCACCACGATGCCGCCGCGCATGACGCGCTGGCCGCGGGCGTTCGGACCGCCGAGAATGACTGACATGATGTTCTCCAATAAAAAACCCGGTCAGTTGCCTGCCGGGGTTGTGAAATCGTCCTCCTGAACGGGAACTGCCACTGCGGCCCGAAGGTCAAGCAGTATCGGCATCCCGTCAGGTGGATATAGACGCTACTTGGGTTTCTGCCCATTGCCGCGTCCGGCCACTATCAGCGCCCCTCGATACGCGGCGAGCACCACGGCGAGGTTTAGTTTCCAAGGGCCACGCTGACCGCCCTGCTCTACAAGCCCGTTTTCCGCGCAGATCAACCCTTCGGGGCATGGTGTCGCTGCCTCACGGCAGCCGCTTGTTAAGCTAACGGGCTAAACCAGCGTTTCAGTCCCTGCGCGTCATGCTTGGTAGCGGGAGATGGACTCGAACCATCGGCCTGCGGATTATGAGTCCGCTGATCTACCTCTGATCTATCCCGCTGTTACTCGTCCCACCACTTCGGCTTGCGCATCTTGGTCGTCAGGCCGTTGTCGATCACCAGCGACGTGCCGTAGTCGTGGCACACAAACCGTTTCCCGATCATCCCGTAATTCGCCCGCTTGAAGTCGGTGAAGAAGGCGGGGATACGATCCACGTACTCATGCGGTCGTGCCGAGATCGTGCGCGACTGGATCAGGACCGTGCCGTTCGGGCTGATGAAGTGACAGGGCGCGAACCACTTGGCCAGGGGCGTGTTTTTGGCCCGCGACCAGATCAGCCATTCCGCCACGTTCTGAAAACTGTCGGCCCACTCCTCGACCTTCACCACCCACTCGGGGTTGAACGTGCAGGCGTACACAGCGCGGCTCATGCCGCGGCCCAGCTCCTTGCCGATGGCGGCGCGGAAGAAGTCCCGGTGAATGGTGGGATTGTCGCTCACGCCGTCCTCCAGCTCGCGCGCCTGGCCTTCTTCCTGGCCACGACTGCCGGCGGCGACCAGCCGAGCGAGAATTGATGAAACGCCGACGCCCCGTGCGAGGCCCAATTATGCAAAGGATGGTTGCGGAACACGGCCTGCTTCTCGTCCCACTCCTTCTGATACGACTCCATGCAACCGATGCCGGTGTCGCAATCCTCGATGTCGAAGTAGCACAACGGCAGGATGGCGCGCGTCAGCTCGTGCGCGATCTCGATGTCCTCGACGCGCTCGATCACCACGATCTTGTCGCGCGGGATGCCCAGCTCTACCAGCCGGTCAACGCGGTCCTCGTTGCGCTCCAGGTTCTTGTTGCCGGCGTCGTGCGGCAGGAAGTGGCGCCCCCAAACGTAGCCGGGGCACTCCTTCTGCATGTACTCAACGTAATGCGCCAGCTGTTCGGAGTCGTTCTGGTAGAACTTGATGAAGCGGTTTTCGCTGGCGATGTACTGGTGGAACCAGATGGCCGTGTAGTCATGCCGGCCCAAGTCCCAAAACGTGTTGACCACCTGCGACGGCACATGCGGCACTTTGCGGATATGGCCTTTCTTCCGCAGCTTGGCCATGATCGTGCCGTAGTACGTCCCCTTGACAGATACCTGAAACGCCTCGTCCGGGGTGGACGGGAACTCGCGCTTCATGTCCTCGTCGGTTTCGCCATCCTCGACCAGCATGGCCGACTTCTTGACGTACCACGCCTGCTGGCCCGGCGTGAGACTCACGCCCTCGGTCACTTCCAGCTCGAGAAAATAGCGCCGGTACTCCTCCGGGATCGGCACGCCACGCGGGTCCATGCTGTACTCGGGCTTCAAGTACCACGGGAAGAAGTGAAACTTGAAGTCCAGCTCGGTCAGCCTGGCCGCGCCAGCCTCCACCAGCTCCGCCTGCTTGCGCGCCTTCTTCACGATGTCGTAGAAGCGCCCGCCGCGGCCTTCCGCCGTGGACTCGACGAAGATGAACTGCCCGGCATGGACGGTGTTGAATGAGCCGGTCGCTATCTCTCGGGCCTTGTCCGGGTACTTGGCGGCGATCTTGCCGAACTCCGACACATGCAGGTATTGCAGTGTGCCGGAGCGCATGGACGTGCCGACGCCGATGCTGGAACCGTTGTCGAACACCAGCTCCTGCCCGGTGTCCTTGTCCGTCGGGCGCGCGTTGCGCAGTCCGTCGGGCAGATGCCGGTACGGAAACAGAATCTTGTTGCGGAAGATCTTGCCGGCGTCGTCCAGGTTGTGCGCGATGATGCCCGCCGTGATGTTGCTGTTGAACACACACTGGTCGAGCATCAGCAGGTCTATGATCGTGGTGAAGCCGTGCTGCCGCGCTTTCAGGATGACATTCAGATACCAGAACGCCTTGAGGAAGGCGGTCTGCATCTCGTTCGGCCGGAACGGGATCTCCTTGCCGGTGTCCGTGACGATGGTGTAGAGGTTGTGCAGCCGCCAGCGCCAGTCGGCCCATTGCTCCTCGTTGAGTGTTATGCGCGGCTCACTGTCCTGGCGGGGCGAGTTTGCTTCGGCCATCTATCGCTGCCAGCAGGTCGCGGATCGGGTCCGTCTTTTGCTTGTTGTCCTTCTCGAACAGGCCGAAATGCTTGAACAACCTGTCAAGCGCGCTGTTCTTATCCCACAACTTCAATTCACGGACAAAGCCAACGAACTCTCTATTCTCTCCACGGCCTTCGTATTCCTCGAAGGTCTTGAGCGAAGCGGCTGCGTGCTTCATTTCATCGGTCCACTCGCTCGGCGGTTTGATCTTGCCTTCTTCGTCGTAGAAGTCAGCGAGCTTAACTCGTGCCAAGTGCCCGGCGATTTCCAACACTTCTGCGGCGCTGATCGCTGCTTTTTCTGCGACTTGTTCGCGCAACGCTTTGATTCTTGACTGTATCTTGATGTCAGAAAGCAGGCGACTTGCCAACTCATTTACGCTCTTTCTCTTGGCGCGCTTGGGTTTGAACGCCTCAAGATAACAATCCGTCCCATTTCCGCGAAGGTCTTTATCCGTGACGTACAGAACGCAGAACTTTTCCTGCTTCTCTGTCAGCCCGGTTTGAGGGTCAACCTTGGAGCGAGGCATTTATCCTCCTGCTTCGATGTTCCTCCAGATGGCAGGAGTTACAGAGCGTCATGCCGTTATCAACTGCCAATCGAAGCTCTGGAGCGTCCACCCACCGGATGATGTGATGCGCCTCCAGCCGTTCTTCGCTTTTACACCGAACACATTGAAAACTGTCGCGCTCAAATACCTTCCTGCGCCACAACCTGACCTCTGGAGAGTCGCGCTCCACCACCAAGCCGGTAATCTCTGGCGGCATAAATTCGCGCCACCCCGGAAGGATAATGTCAAGAAGAAAAGCTGCCGAGGCGCGTTGTAAGTAATGAGTGTCTGGATTTATCAAGACGGCCACAACCGACCATACAAAATCCTGTGACACCGACTTGCGAACCGTTCGCGTTTCTTCGCTATTCTCAAGGCCGAGTAACCGCCATGCACGCTTTGCTGCATCAAACTTTGCAAGCAGAAGACGCTCCAGCCACTCTCTGCTCCCGTAACGAAAAACCGTGACTGTCACAGGACATCCGCCTACAGCTGAAACACTTTGGTCGCCTGCATCCCCTTGCGGCCCATTTCGGACTCGAACTCGACCATTTCCCCGTCGCGCAGGCTGCGGTAGCCGCTGCCCTCGATCGCGGTGTAATGCACGAACACATCGTCCGTGCCATCGTCGGGCGTGATGAAACCAAAGCCCTTCTTGATGTTGAACCACTTGACCTTGCCGCGGCGCTTGCCGTTGCTGCTGCCACTCATGTTGATTGCTCCTGTTACTCACTGATTAAACGGGAAAATTATGGGCATCGAGCCGACATACCCTTGCCACCGTAAACCTTCAGCTCCCACTTCGATTTAGCCAGCCACATCTCGTAGGGCAGCCACTGCATGTTGTCCACCGAATCACAGTAGCCACAGGCCAGCGGCTTGGGATGATCCATGATCCAGCCCGGACACGGCCCAAACGTCAGGTGGGTGGACGGGCACGGGTGCAGCTTCTTGAACGCACGGGTTATAGCAGAGCTTCGGATGATGTCCCCGTCCGCATCGCGCGGTGGCGGGCCGCAGAACACGGTTTCATCCAGCGGTCCGGCTTCCGCCTCCTGCATCAGGAACTGCACCATGCCGTAGCAGAAGAACGCCAGGATGATGATGCCCGTGGGGTCGATGCGCAGCTTCATGCGGCCCTTGCCGCCTCCGCGTGCGTCTGGCCCAGGTCGCAGATGGGGCAGCGGCGAACTTTCTTTCTGCTGGCGTCGCTGATGTAGTGCATCGTGTGATCGTGCAGCGCGGCAAACCCGCCCAGCTGCCGGCGCAACTTCTCGCGCTCACTCTGGCGCGGGTAGGCGGCGCCACCGCGTCCGTGGCTGCGGGCGCTCGGCCGAAAGATGTTTTTGATGTGCTCGGTCGCGCCCAGCATACCGACGACATGGGCGACAAGCGCGGCGCGCATCATGCGCGGCGATGGTCTGTACATGGAGATCTCCGATTAAAAAAATTCCCCTCTCCCGCGGGGGTGTACAAGGAGAGGGGCAACCACCACTAGGAGGATGATGCGGCCAAGAAACACTGTCCTACCGGCGTCTGCGGTTTTTCAGATACCGGCGTATATCGTTCCACGTTTCCGCCACGCCGCCGTTGAGGATGACGGCCATGATGAACAGCACGAACAGCAGGTACGCGACCATGATTCCCATGGCCTTGAGCACGGTAAAAATCATCAGCCACCGTTCCGGTGTTCCACGACCAGAATGAACAGCAGGAAGCCGACGATGGGAACAGCCAGCCACAACAGGTCATACCACTTCGCGTTGACATGCGCCGGTTCCTGCTCCGGGTATTGCTCGGCACAAAGCAGCCCGAGGTAGAAGCGGCCGGCCACGGTCATGTCTGCTGCGCTTCCAGGTTGGCGATGGTGCGATACGCCCGCATTTTCTTTTCACCGCGCAGGCACGACAGGTACTCGCGCATCAAGCGGATGTTCAGATCCCGCAGGCTGCGGTTGATCTCGCGCACCTTCTCGATCGCCCGTTCCCGTTTCCACCGATGGGCGGCGGACAGCTCGTAGCTGTTGCGCCAGTAATACGCATGATTAACGCACTCCTCCATCAGCTTCGCCGCCGCGGGGCTCGGCGCGTAAAGACGGTGCGTGTTGCCAGTGTAGCCGCGCTCCGGCTCCATCTGCTGTGCCAGCAGCGCCGGGTCTTTCCCAAGCGGGTTGAGGTTCAGCCGATCTTCGTTGCGCATGGTTCTCCGGGCAATAAAAAAGCCCGGCGGTTTCCCGTCGGGCTGTGGATTACTGGCTTTACAGGATCAGCAGGCTAATTCTTTCTGCGCGCGCTTGGCTCTTTGCTCTGCAATCGCGCGGCGCTGGATTTCCCTGAAATTGCTTGAGTTGATAAGCGATTTTCTGCGTTGCCTTTCGTGCCTGTCCAATGCGGACACGCTTATTGTTGTCCACCAATGACCAGGGCCAATTTCAAGCAGAAAAACAGCTCGGCATCCATCGTTGAATGATCTTTTGTCATCCTCGGAGGAGAACAAAAATCTGAACCATTCACCGTGAACTTTGCGGCTTCCGAAACGCTCATGGAGCGCCTTTTCGATGCACTTGGCGCGTGATTTTGTTCTCACGTCCAAGACAGCGATCCCCCACACAGGAAGCGGACAGCTACCACGAATCATGGACATCCGCTTGCCGATGTTGCCTGATATACCGAATTTCACATATCCGCCGCCTAAATCTTGGGCGAACAAGGCATACACGAAGTAGGAATTTTCAATGTGCGGTACGCGGAAATTCTGCAAGGGGGCATTACTCCACGCTAGGGTTATAGTACCACTTAGCGGAAACGGGTCAATAGCTTATTCAGGTTCCACCAGCCCGGCCTCGATCATCGGTGCAAGCATGGTGTCGTAGGCTTCCTGCTCCAGCGTGTACAGGTAGCTCAGGATTCCCCATATCCGACGCCCTTTTCGCCGCCGGCCATGGGTCCAGTTGCGCAACGTGCGCTCTTCCACGCTCAGATGCGCTTCCCACCAGTGATTCGGATGATGCCGTGGCAGCCCGGCCCATTCGCGCATGACGTCGGCCAGGTAATGCAGTGGGATGTCTTGCAGCTCGGCACGCACGATGTTCATGACCGTGAGCAGGTAGCGGCGCTTGTCCGCCATCATCTTCTCCGTGCCGACCTTGCTGTAGCGGGCGATCAGCAGCGCCTTCTGCTCGGGCTTGAGGTGCCGCATCATCAGGGAAAACACCATGGCCGCTTGCGCGGCGTGATCGTACTGCCCGGACTCGCCTGTGATTTCCTCCGGCAGCTTGACCGTGCCGCCGCGCAGATCCGCGAACAACGAACTGATCTCGCACACGGGTCGGGCTTGAACGGCGAAGGCATAACGGACAGCGTGTTCAGGACTGCGGAACCGCGGGCTATCCGCCATGCTGTTTCCTCCGTTTTTCGATTTCGCGCTCGTTTTCTTCTCGATCAAGACGGGCGCGGCGGGCGTTCTCTGAGGCGATGCGGCGCTTGGCGCGCATGTCGAACCAGTCTGCAACACGCTTCTTGACCTCCTCTCGTAGGTGTTCTGGTACTTTTTCCAGCGCCTTGCGCCGCTCCTCTGCCGTTGGCAGAAGGATAATGGCGCAATAAAGATTCATGGCTTCCTGGGCATCGCTCAAATCAATCGCTCCATCCAAAAACAGGGCGAGCCTGCGCCCGCCCTG